ACTGCTCTGTCTACTGCTGCTGGTTCCCTTTGGGCTGGCTTCGAGGTTTACCAGCAATTCCTTACCATGAAGGAAGTGACAGCCACTTACGCCTCTATGGGCGATGAGTTTAATACGATGAAAGAGCAGCAGGCCAGCAACGAGCGCATGATCCGAATGAACTTGGAAACTACCAAGTATCTCTCGGACAACCTCGCCTCATTGTCGTCCAGCCTTGGCAGCAGCGTCATGAGCGCGCGCCAGACTGTGGATGCCGTTACGGCACGCACACAGGTGTCTGAGAGAGAAACATTGCAATCTCAGCGGGCTATTATACAAGAGCTACGAGCGCAAGACCTTGAGCAGCAGCGGCGCATCAAGGAACTTGAGAAACAAGTTGATGAGCGTATTACGAAAACCCTAGCTAATCCGCTGGCTGAAAGGGATAAATGATGGAAGATCAGCTGATTACCGCCCGCATCAAAGCGTTGATGATTGCGGCCTATACGATGGCAATTGTCATCCTCGCGATCACTGCCGCTATGGTGGCCGGCCTGTTCGTATCAAACGACATTGTCGATAACGAAAAGGTATTTGGCCTTCTTGGTTACGTCATGACATCTGTCATCAGTGCCGTCGCTGGCTCCTATGCCACTCTGATGGGCATGAAGGGTGAACCGCAGGCCACTGAAATCCCTGAGCTTGCTCAGCGCACCAGCGTTGAAACTCCGGTGAGTGTATCCGTTGTGACCAACGATGATGATGAGCCTAAGGAAACTTTCTTCGAGAAGAAGGAAGAGGCCGTCGAGCTGACCGAAGTCGTTGATGATGACGACGATGATGACGATATGGCCCCGTGGGAAAAGTACCGGAACGACATGCGGTATGACATTAATGGCGACGGCGTGGTTGATGAAAACGACTTCCCTGATTGGAGGAATCCAAACAAATGAGCCTCGTAGAACTTCAGAAAAAGATTGGCGTAACGGCTGACGGGGCTTTCGGCCCCGGCACGCTGAAGGCCGCTGCCGCTTATTACAAGCTCAACAAGAACCGCGCTGCCCACTTCTTCGCGCAATGCGCGCACGAAAGCGGCAACTTCAAGGCGTTCTCGGAGAACCTGAACTATGGCGCAAAGGGTCTGCGCGGCATTTTCGGCAAGTACTTCCCGACTGATGCGCTGGCTAAAGCCTACGAACGTCAACCGCAGAAGATTGCCAATCGTGTCTATGCAAATCGCATGGGCAATGGGGACGAAGCCAGCGGATCTGGATGGCGGTGGCGTGGCCGAGGCCCCCTCCAATTGACGGGCCATAACAACTACAAAGCGTTCTCCGATTACATCAATCGTCCGGACGTTATGGAGAACCCTGACCTTGTCGCTGGCGAACTTGGCTTTGAAAGCGCGCTGTGGTTCTTCGATGCCAACAAACTCTGGGGCATCTGCGATCAGGGTATCAACGACGCTGCCATTCTTGCCCTGACAAAGCGCATCAATGGCGGCACGCACGGTCTTGATGACCGTAAAATGAAGACCAAGAAGTACGCTACTTGGCTCTAAGGAGGCCGTTATGGACCTGAAGAAACTAGCTACTAAGGCTGTCAAGAAAGAAGCTGAGAAGGCTGTCGTTAAGAAGGTTGCTAAAGGTGTGGTGGGTGAGAACCTTCCCGTGCAGCCGACCTTGATGGTCAAGCTGATGAATGTGAAAACCAAGTTGGCAGTTGCTGTCGCAGCTGTTACAGCGCTAATTGCAGCAATCGCTGAATTAATGTAAGGCTTCGCTCATGGCCACAGCGATGACGTATAACAGTTTGCTCGATGACCTCCGGAATTATCTGGAGCGCGGAGCTACGCTGGCCACTGACCCTTCAGTTTATTTGCAGCTTCCCAGCTTGGTTGGGCTTGCTGAGCGTCGTCTTGCGCGTGAGCTGAAGATTCAGGGTACGGTCACTGTGGTCAGCTCGACCATGACGCAGGGGCAGGCTACCTATCCGAAGCCTGATCGCTGGCGTGAAACCGTCAGCATGCGCGTCGGAACAGGCGCTGGCTACAATACGACGCGCGAGATCTTCCCGCGTGCGTATGAGTATATGCGCCAATACTGGCCGAACCAGACGCAGACCGGCACGCCGCGCTTCTACGCGGACTATGACTATCAGCACTGGTTCTTCGCGCCGACGCCTTCTGATGATTTCCCCTATGAGATCATCTATTACGAGCTGCCGCCGCTGCTTGGCGACGACGTGCAGACCAACTGGTTCACCGAGTACGCGCCGAACGCGCTGCTCTATGCCTCTCTCTTGGAGGCTGCTCCGTTCCTCAAGAACGAGGAAATCATTCCCATCTGGCAGGGCTTCTATGACCGTGCCATCGCTGCGCTCAATGGCGAAGACATCCGTCAGATCGTCGACCGTGGCATCATCCGCAGGGAGGACTGATAAATGCCGTCGTTCACAAATACTTTCGGTGGCACAGTCGTCTACCCCGCTGACGTAAGCTATCGCGCCATTGCCCTGACTGCCAACGTCACACTGACGTGGCCGACTGAGCTTGCAACCAATACGAATGTCGTCGCGTCCATTATGGATGTCACGCCGTCTGGTGCTGGCTTCACGATCCGCATGCCGGACGCAACGCAGGCGAGTGTTGGCCAGACTGCCCTGTTCTTCAACGTCGGCGCGTCGTCGTTCACGGTCGCCGACAACAGTGGCAACACGATCCAGACGATTGCGGCTGGCGAAGCATGGCAGATCTACCTCACGGGTAATGCAACTGTTAACGGCACGTGGCGTCCGATCCAGTATGGCGCTGGCACGTCCTCTGCTTCCGCGAGCGCACTGGCTGGTGCTGGCCTCAAGGCGATCACGACGACACTCAATCAGGCCGCACCGACCACCTTGCTGTCTGCTGACTATACGCTCACATCCGTTGACCGCGCCCGCGTGATTGTCTGGAACGGTGGTGCTGGCACGTTCACGATGCCTTCGGCTGCCGCTGCCGGAAACGACTGGTTCTTCGACGCGCGCAACTCCGGCACTGGTGGCCTGACGATCCAGCCCGCAGGCGGTGAGCTGATCAACGGTCAGGCGAATCTGGTATTCAATCCCGGTGATAGCGCTCGCATCATCACTGACGGGATCAACTTCTACACGATTGGCTATGGCCAAAGCTCGACGTTCGCGTTCGACTATGTCTCGATCAGCCTGACTGGGCAGCCCAGCCCTTACACGCTGTCCGGCACAAACCTGAACCGCATCGCCTATCAGTTCAGCGGCGTCCTCACCGCGAATATGGAGATCATTGTTCCGAACACGATCCAGCAATACTGGGTCCGGAACACGACGACTGGCAGCTATTCGCTCACGGTTAAGACCGCTGCTGGCACAGGCGTCACGGTCGTCCAGAACGGCGCTGCGATCATGTACTGCGACGGCACGAACGTCGTCGAGGCAGACACGAACAACCTTAGCTCGCCTATCGCGATCTCGCAGGGCGGCACGGGCGCGACCACCGCTGGCACCGCGCTCATCAATCTGGGCGGCACATCTCTTGGTATCGGCATCTTCACAGCCGTTAACTCCGCTGTGGCGCGCGCGTCTCTGGGTGCTGCTGCATCTGGCGCGAATGCCGACATCACCTCTCTGTCGGGTCTGACGACGCCATTGAGCGTATCTCAGGGTGGCACAGGCCAATCGTCCTACACGAACGGCCAGCTTCTGATCGGTAACAGCACCGGCAACACGCTGACGAAATCAACCCTGACGGCTGGCACCGGCATCAGTATCACGAATGGCACTGGCTCGATTACCATTGCAGGCACAGGCCCCGACACGTTCCCGGGCGTGGGTATTGCCTATTCGACTGGCACTGCATGGGGTACGTCCTATGGCACGAGCGGTAGCGGCACGACGATTGCCCTGACTGCCAACCCGGCATTCACTGGCGTCCCGACTGCGCCGACTGCATCGGCTGGCACGAATACCACGCAGATCGCAACGACTGCATTTGTTGTCGGCACCGCCTTCTCTGCCGCTCTTCCGGGTCAGACTGGCAATGCCGGCAAGTTTGTGACCACAGATGGCACATCAGCGAGCTGGAGCTATGTACCGCTGACATCCGGCGTCTCTGGCATCTTGCCTGTCGCAAACGGCGGCACTGGCGCTTCGTCGCTTACTGCGAACAATGTCCTGCTTGGTAACGGCACTAGCGCTCTTCAGGAAGTCGCTCCGGGTGCTGTCGGTAACATCCTGCAGTCGAACGGTACGACGTGGGTATCGACCACCCCCGGGCCATCTGGGGCCACGCTCAGCAACGACACGACCACGAACGCCACTCGGTACCCGATCTTTGCCGATGCCACCTCTGGCGCGGCTATCACGGTATATACCAGCAGTCCGAACTATACGTTCAATCCGCTGACGGGTAATCTGCGCTCGAAAACGATGAACGCAGCGAACAGCTTTTTCATTAGCGACAACACGCTTATTGAGAGCTATACTGTTGTCGCAGGGCAGAACGCGATGTCTGTTGGGCCACTCACAATTCCTTCGGGGATGTCGGTGACGGTCCAGTCAGGCGCAAGGTGGGTGACGATCTAAGATGAGCAAAATCACAGCAGGAACCACAAGCGGTCAAGCTCTCGTCCATACCTCAGACACGACTGGGAACCTCGTTCTCGAAGTCAATAACACGACTGTCGCTGTGACGTTCAACACGTCTGGCGCTTTTGGCGTTGGTCCATCACCGAGCTACGGCACCTCCGGTCAGTTTCTCACCTCAAACGGGAGCGGCGCTGCTCCGACGTGGACGACACTGGTTAGTGGCGCAGAACCATTTGTGTTGTTTGTAAATGGCGGTAACACGGCACCGGGTGATCCCCAGTCCGCGCTAGGTATCATCTAAGGAACGGAACATGGCTACTTCTGCTCAATACGCATCAACTCCAGTCTTCGGATCGGCCACGCTGACGACGGCTGACACATCTCTCACGGCTCCGACCACTGTCGGCACGGTCCTGACTGCTGGCGCATCCGGCACTCGCATCGATTATATCGACGTGCAGGGTGTGGCGACGACCACATCTGGGCTGATCAACCTGTTTGTCTTTGACGGCACGAACTACATTCTGTGGCAGCAGGTTCCGGTTCAGGCAGTGACGAGCAGTACGACTGCTCCCGCATTTACTTTGGCTCTGTCAAGCAATGGCAATGCCAATATCTTGCCACTGACTTTACCAACCGGCTATTCACTTCGCGCAACCACAAGCGTTGCTCAGACTGGCATTCGCGTGACCGCATACGGAGGTAACTTCTAATGAACCGTGGCACTTACGGATTTCCGCTTCCGCCCAACTATGCGACTCGTGTGGCTCCCCCATCATGGGCGCGTAGCCGTGCATTTACTTCTTCTGGCGCATTTACCTTCACAGTACCGCTGAACGTATATCAGCTTTACTTCATGTGCGCTGGCGCTGGCGGTGGTGGCGGCGGTGGTGGCGGGACTGCATCTAATATGGCGGGAACTGGCGGCGGCGGCGGCGGATATGCCGAAGGTATTCTTGATGTAGTTCCCGGTCAGGTAATTACTGGGACAATTGGCGCTGGCGGGAATGGAGGAACTTATAGTGCTACTGCCGCCTCAGCAACCAATGGGGCAGCTGGTGGAACAACGTCAATCGGCACAATTGTAAGCTGCACTGGTGGTAACGGAGGAAACAGGGGGACTGGGACGACTGCTGCTATTTCTGCAGCCACCGGCGGAACAGCAACCGCATCTCCAACTATACGTCAATTGTTTACATTAACTGGTGGCTCGTCAGGAGCAATTGCTGCAATTTCTTCTGGTGTAACTATGTGTGGCACCGGAGGAGGTGGTATCAACGGCTCCGGCGGCTCAATTAACAATACAGCTGGAGTTACTGTGTCCGCCGGAACCGGAGGCGGAGGCTTCTTTGGTTCAGGCGGATCCCTCACCACCATTAGCGGTGCGGTTTCCGGCGCAACTGGGGGTGGAGGATTCTTTGGTTCTGGTGGAATTATAAATAGCATTGCCGGCGGTTCGGCTATTACAGCAGGTACTGGCGGCGGGGGCTATAATGGCTCCGGTGGCTCGTCTGTGACTACCGCGAGTGCTGTTCAAATTGGTAGCGGAGGTGGAGGTTCAGATGGCAATGGAGGTATTGCATTTAATGCCACCACTGCCACTACCGCAGGCTGTTTTGGTGGCTCTCCATTGGGTGCTCCGGCTCACACTTATGATAGTGTAACAGCTGCAAACTCACGATCATCCACAGGAGCTGGCGGACTTTCTATTATTAATGCGGACAGTGATTTTTCAGTTTATATCAATCGCATCCGTCCTCAAGGCGGCGGTGGCGCAGGAGCAAACACAGTTTTTGCAGCAACATCCGGTGGCTTTGGCGGCGGAGGCGGTGGCGCTTCAGCAAGCGGCAACTGTTCTGCAGGAAATGGTGGATGGGGCGGAGGCGGTGGCGGCGCTGGTGCTGGAGGCGGCTGTCCTGCAGCTAGCGGTGGTTTTGGCGGCGGCGGCGGCGGCGGGAATAATAGCGGCAGTAGTCTAGCTGGCAACGGTGGCATCGGTGGCGGCGGCGGCGGAATGTCTATTACATCTGTTACTGGTGTCACTCAAGGAAACGGCGGATTTGGTGGCGGCGGAGGTGGCGGCAGTGGGAATACCCTCTCTGCTGGTAACAACGGCGGCGCTGGCGGTAACGGCTTCGTAGCATTCGCATGGACTGAAGGATACTGATCATGAAATGGGCATGGATCCAAGATGACCGCATTCGTGACATCGCTCCGGGTGAACCAGCTGATTGGTATCACCCCGATGTCGCAGTCTTCTACGACACTGAAGTTCCTGACGACGCAGAGAACGGCGATGGCTGGGTCGATGGCGTTCTGGTGAAGCCTGAGCCTTACGTCCCTGAAGTCATCGACGTGGTTCCGACTGACGTAACACCCACGGAGTAACATACATGGGCACGACCATTAGCGGTGATACTGGTGTAGTATTCCCCGACGCAACGACGCAAAGCACGGCAGTCACGGTTGCGACGCCGTTCTCGATCAATGCGTCGGCTGGTGCTGGCGCGCAGCTTCGTCTGCCTGAAGCTACTGCTAATGGCGTGAACTATGTCGCGGTGAAGGCGGCGGATGCACTGGCTGCGAATACGACGTGGACGCTGCCGACGGCTGATGGGACGAGTGGGCAATTCTTGCAGACGAATGGTAGCGGAACGCTGACGTTTGCCGGAATCAACTCGCCTCTCGCGGTGGTTGGCAACTCAACTGCAGGCGCAGAAATACGCCTCCCTGAAGACACTGACAACGGCAGCAATTACGTCGCTCTTAAAGCTGCTGATAACCTTGCGGCTAACCTTACGTTCACTTTGCCAAGCGCTGACGGGACGAACGGTCAGGTATTGGTTACCAATGGTAGCGGAACGCTGAGTTTTTCATCATCCAGCGCGTCAGATGTTCAGGAATTTACATCCTCTGGCACGTGGACCAAACCATCTGGTGCAAAAATTGTCATTGTTGAAATTATTGGCGCTGGCGGTGGCGGGGGTAGCGGCGTTTTAACTAGTTCAAACGCATATATTGGCGGTGGCGCAGGCGGCGGCGGCGGCTCTTATGTTTCAAGAACATTTAACGCGAGCGCTCTCGGGGCAACAGAGTCTGTAACCATTGGCGCTGGCGGAGCTGGTGGCGCTGCGAGAACAGTAGATGGTCAATCAGGACTTGCTGGCAGCACTGGCGGTAATTCAACTTTCGGCTCTTGGGCTACTGCTTATGGTGGCTCCGGTGGTGGTCGCGGAGAATTTGGCGGGGGCGTCGCATACGGCGGATACGGTGCTGGCAATGGTGGCTCCAATCAGGCTATTAGTTGGCTTTTTACATCTTCAACGTATGGGTATGGCGTTGGCGTGGGAGGTACTGGCGGTGGCAATTATAGAGATACGCCGAACAATTCGAATGAAGCGAAAGGCGGCAGCGCTGAATATGGCGGCGGCGGCGGCGGTTCATCACGCGGCACAAGCGTAAACTATTATACAGGCACAGGAGGCGGCTCATTATTCGGAGGTCCGGGTGGAGGGGCTGGTGGTTCTTGTTATGGCTCTAACCCATTCAATCCAGCGAACGGTGGGGCGTATGGCACAATATCAAACGGGACTGGCGGGAGCGCTGGCATTTCACAAGCGACACCAACGGCAGGTTCCGCTGGCTCTCTAACGACTGGTTTTTTTGCAGGTTCTGGTGGCGGCGGTGGTGGGGCATCTACTACGGGGGCAGGTGCTGCTGGTGGGAATGGTGCGCGCGGCGCAGGTGGTGGAGGTGGCGGCGGTGGATATGTCACTAGCTCTGGCGCTGGCGGCAGTGGTGGCAATGGCTATTGCCGTGTTATCACATTGTTCTGAGGTGTAAGATGGCGAAATTTGCAATCATTGAAGATGGAATGGTGGTAAACACCGTAGTCGCTGATGCGGATTATGCTGCATCGCAAGGCTGGGTTGCTATGCCAGATACTATTGAGATCGGCTGGTCGTATATCGATGGCGAATTTATCGACGAGCGTTCTCAACCCGAACCCGCTCCTGAGCCTCAGCCTGTTACCAAAGAAGAACTCCTCGCCCAGCTTCAGGCGCTTCAGGCGCAGATTACCGCTCTCGGAGAATAACCCATGCCAACAACCATCAACGCAAGCAACACCACTGGCGGCGCGGTAGTCACTGGCGACGGCTCTGGTATTCTGGAGCTTCAGTCTGGCGGCGTTACGGGGATCACGGTTAATGGTCCGAATGTTACGGTGGCGGGGACGCTGACAGCGACGGGTGGTATTCCTGCAATAACCACCGCGCTGACATCTCCTGTCAGCATCACGGGTAACTCCACTGCAGGCGCTGAGATCCGGCTGCCTGAGGATACTGACAACGGAACGAATTACGTTGCGATCAAGGCTCCGAATGCGTTGGCTGCGAACGTGACGTTCACGCTGCCGACTGCGGATGGAACGAATGGGCAGTATCTGCGCACTGACGGCGCGGGTAATCTGTCATTCGCGACTGTGCCGGTGACATCTCCGGGCGGCACGACGGGGCAGATCCAGATCAATAACGCGGGCGCATTCGGCGCTGTCGCATCTGGTACGAGCGGTCAGGTGCTGGTTTCTCAGGGTGCTGGGAACGCTCCGACATGGTCGACAAACCCCTTTGGGGCGACAGAGCTTTATAGCGTTATGACCGCAGGGTATACTGCTCGAGTGGCCTCTCCAGCTTCAATCACTACGGGCACCTTTTATTCTTCGGTCCCCATGCCTAGTGCCGCGCTTGCATCAGGTACTAACAACACCTCTTATTGCCCTGTTTGGAGTAAATACTACTCCTGCTGGTTTTCTCTTGGTTATCCAGACAACAGCACCTCTTTTTGGAACATATACTACAGCCTAGACGGGATAAACTGGACCACTTACATATTCGAATTGAATCCCAAAATAGGGAGTCCGGGCAATTATAACCCCGGACCCGGCGCTGGTTATGCAAATCTAATTATAGATGACAGCAACGGGCGTATGTGGACGATTTACGCTAATAGCACTACAATTAATCCATACTATAGAAATGCCAATACCGGAATGGACTCGAACTGGACAGCGGCCAGCACGATCAGCCTTCCCAATGGCGCGACTTATTATGGTGCCCGCTACGTAGACACTGGAGACAGTGCCACTTCTGCTATTGTTTTGCTCTGCACAAATAACAGTCAAGACAACCGGCTATACACTTGCGACGCTGGTGGAACGACATTCACACTGCGTGTAACTGGTAGCACGCCTAATAGCAGTAACCAGCCAACCAGCTTTACGATTGACAGCGTTACGGCGCGCGCTGCAATTCTGTATGAAAGCCAGCCTCATTGCATGTATATGACTACAAATAATGCGCGCACAGGCTGGGCATACAATACAAACTACGGTGGCGGCAGCGGCTCAGGAACTCAATGCACCATCGGTGTAGGTGGCGGGTATTACGTTACCGCCAGCGGCTCTCAAGGCAGTAGTAACCTTTATTATTCTGCAACAGGTGCAGGCACTTGGACGACGATCACAAACCCATGCGGGGGGAATACAATCCAGCGCGTCATGTATGTAAATGGCGTCTGGTATGCGACGACCCTAAACGGCATGTACAAAACATCACAAAATCCACCGACTACAGGCTGGACACAGATGAATCCTTCGCCACGTCTTCTTGGCGTAGTTAACATCCGCACTCAGGCGTAAAGGGCGCTAAATGCTCGTACCCATTAACGTCAGATCAGAGCCGGGCATCAAGCGTGACGGCACGAAGTTCGAAGGGAACTTCTACGTTGACGGGCAATGGGTTCGCTTTCAGCGCGGTTTGCCGCGCAAGATCGGCGGGTATCGGCAGATCACCAATTACGTCGAAGGCGTCGTCAATCAGTTCCATCTGCAATCGCTGAACAACTTCACCTATACCCACATGGGTTATGGTGAAGGCATCCAGCGCATGACGATTGATAGCGTTGGGAACACCAGCTCCGTCAGCTCGCGCACGCCGACGACGTACACAGGCGGTCCGAACTTCATGTGGCAGTTTGATGCGCTTTATGACGGCGCTGGAAGCTCGACAGTGGTCATCGCGCACCCGTCTGAGTCGGCTCTCGATATTTCGACTGGCACAAACTATCCGGCCTATCTCGGGGACATCTACGGCACGACGCCCCTGACGCCCATCCCGACTGCTGGTGTGAGCGGTGGCGTTGTGGTTCTGCACCCGTACCTGTTTATGTTTTCTCAGAACGGTTACGTTAAGTGGTCGGATGCGAACGATCCCACGAACTTCACGACGGGCGACGCGGGCGATGCGTTCATTGCCTCCTCGAAGATCGTCAAGGGCCTGCCGCTGCGTGGCGGTGGTCAGAACCCTGCCGGCCTTCTGTGGACGCTCGATAGCCTGATCCGCGTCTATTACACGGGCGGAACGGATGTGTTCGCGTTTGATACGATCAGCTCCTCCTCATCGATTATCGCAGTAAACAGCGTCATTGAGTATGACGGCATTTACTTCTGGGTTGGTGATGGCCGCTTCATGATGTACAACGGCGTCGTTCGCGAAGTGCCGAACAACATGAACATCAATTACTTCTTTGACGGCCTGAACCGGGCGTGCGCGAATAAGGTATTCGCCTATAAGGTTCCGCGCTTCGGCGAGATCTGGTGGTGCTATCCGCGTGGCAATGCGACGGAATGCACGCACGCTGTGATTTATAACTTCCGCGAGCAGACGTGGTATGACACACAGCTCCCCAATCTGGGGCGCTCGGCTGGCATCTATGCAGGCTCTCTGAACCGCCCGATCCTTGCCGGCATCGACCCAATCAGCCCCGGCGTGGCCGACATCCGCATCACGGAAGCAAGCGACACCCGCATCACCCAGACGGAAGCCATCCGCGTGGTCAGCAATGGCCCGACGCGCTATCGTATCTGGCAGCATGAGTTCGGCGTGGATGAGATTGACGGCGCGCAGATCAATGCCGTTGAGAGCTATTTCGAGACTGGCGACATCTCGCTGATCAACGACGAAAACCCGCGCAACCGATCGATCCACGTTGAGATGATTGAGCCTGACTTCGTGCAGCAGGGTGACATGACCGTCCAGATCACTGGTCGCATCAACGCGCGCGCGCCTGAAGTTAACGGCCCGCTGCACAGCTTCCCGGCTGTGGCTACAGAGAAGTATGAACAGCAGGTGTTCTTCAAGGAGCAGCGGCGCGAGCTGCGCTTCCGGTTCTCATCGAACACGGTTGGCGGTGATTACCAGATGGGTCAGGTTATCGCACACATCGAAGCGGCGGATGGCCGCTACCAAAGCTAATGGCGAAGGTTAGAACCACCACTATTGATCCGCGCATTGTCGACAATGTGGTGGACTGGGCCGACTATATGTTTCCGTCGATTGAGGACTTTGGGGTGGCTGTGCGCCTCATGGACGAAAGAGATTGGAAAAACTGGGCGTCTGGGTTATCAACGATTGCGTCACTCGCATCTCTTGGCGTCCCCGACGCCTATCAGTTTGACGATTGGCGTGAGTGGGCGATGCGTTTTAACGACGTGATTAGTCAGGGATCATAGAGATGGCAGCTCTTGCAGGCATTGGTGGTGGAGAGCGTTACTGGGTCCACATCCCCGCGACCAGACCGCGCGCGTATAAGAGTGGCGGCCTTGTAGCTGCAGCGCAGGCGGTCAAGGGATCGCCGATGGCCAATGAATATGGCGACAGCGAACTAATTCACGTCAACAAATACGAACTTGAAAAACTCCGCGAGATGTGGGGTGAGCCGGGCATTAACCCTGAGACGGGTCTGCCGGCATATGGCTTGTTCGGTAAGATATTGGGTACTGTTGCTAAAATCGCTGGCACCGTTCTCCTGACGCCCGTGCTTGGCCCTGTGGGCGCAGCAGCTGCAGTCAGTGCGGCATCTGGCGTCATTAGCGGAGACGACATTGGCGACATCCTTAAAAACACCGCCCTCACCGCAGCGACAGCAGGCGCTGGTCAGATCGGTAGCAAGGTGCTTCCCGGTCTTACTGGCGTATCTGAAGAAGTCGGCCGCGCGATTGGCGCTGGTCTTGGGACGACTGCCGGTGCTGCGGTTACTGGTGCAAGCCTTGAAGATGCGCTGCTGCGCGGTGTGCAGTCTGGCGTTGGAACGTATGCGTCCAATCAACTCTTCGATAAGATTGTAGACAAAAACATCCTTGGCCTCGGCGATGCAGCCAAGTTCCTTTATAATACGGGCGTAGACATCAGCGATGCTACTGGCATCGACCTTGGCGGCGCGACTTCAGATTGGTTCGTACCCGGTGCAACGAATGTCGATGCTAACGGCAACATCATCGTAACTGGTGAGACCGTTGGCAATACAAACCTGACCACTGGCAGCACGACTGGTGGCACGAAGGGCGGCGAAACCAAGGCTGGCGAAACCAAGGCTGGTGACACGAAGGCCGGCGAAACAAAAGATGACGCAATTGTCGTCAGCGGTATCGGCACGGACAATGTTAACCTGACAAACGGCAGTACGGTCACGACTGGCGGCGGTACGGGCGCTGGCGCAGATAAGGGCGGCGACAAGGGTAAAGATCAAACCAAAGACAAGGATGAGATTACTGTCACTGGCTCTGGCACCGACAACGTAAACCTGACCACTGGCAGCACCACGACCACAACAACCGGTAAAGACACTGGGGCTGACAAGGGTAAAGACCAGACCAAGGATAAGGACGAGATCGTCGTCACTGGCTCCGGTACTGATAATGTTAACCTCACGACTGGCACCACCACGACCACAACCACTGGTAAAGATACTGGTACTGACAAGGGTAACGTCAAAGACACCAATTTCTACAACACCGGCACAACCACAACGACCGCTGACAATACATCGCCGCTGGTTCCGCGTGGTGGGACTTATGACATCAATCCAAATCGCGCGGATATCTTTGGCACGCGCGGCATCGCTAACATTGGGTTCGATCCGTTCACTTATGGACAGGCGACTGGCGATCAGCCGGGTGAGTTCTTGTTCTTCACTCAAGGCGGCAAGCCAGCTGGTATCGTAGGCTCATACACTGGACCGACATCTGCGATTGGCGGTTCGGCTGGAACCACAACAACGACCACTGGTGGCACAACAGGCGGCACAACAGGCGGCACAACAGGTAGCACGACGGGTGGGACGCCTCCGGGCGGCACTCCGGGTGGCACGACGCAGACGCGACCCACTGGCTTCACAGGCGTTATGTCGAACCAGAAGATCGGCGACACTCAGGTGGTCGATGGGAAAACATATGTCTGGGGTGGTGACGCAAAGGGCTGGCAGTGGCTGGCCACCGACAACAATGGCAAGCAGGTTCTGATGCCGGGCAATGGCGCAACGAATGTCACTTCGATTGCTGACGCATTTAAGTCAGGTGTCTACCGCCCGGCCAATGAAGAGGAAATGAAACGCCTCGCTGAGATTGACCGCATCATGGAGGCCACTGAGGCTGCGCCGACTGCGGCTGCGGCTCGTGCCATTAACCCTGCCGGCGTTTACTTTGACATCGATGCAGCAACGGCTGCGGCTATCGGTAGGCCAGAGTTGGTCGGCACTCAGATGTCGATGCGCGATCTCCAACAGGCAAAGCTTGATGCAGAGGCTGCGCAGCGTGAAGCCATTGCTGCCCAAATCCCGACGCAGGTTAAAGCGGCTCAGGCCGCCCCTGCTCAAGGCATGACGGCACGGTCCTATTACATGGATTACGTCACGCCACTGGCCAGCTCTTATTATAACACTGGCAAGCTGGACGCCGTTAAGGCCCGCGCATTGCAGCAGGCGGTTGAACCATTTGTCGGGGCGAACGACCTAGCTGGCGCTCAGAACGCAGTTAATACTTACCTTTCCTCTGCGGGGCTTGCGCCGCCAGCTATGGCTGATGGCGGAGTTGTTGACTCTGAATATCAATACACGCCGCAATGGAAAAAAGCCTATCTGGACTACATGCAGGGGCGCACCAATGAGCTTCCCCCACGCCTCGTTGGGAACACTGAGGAGGAATGGGCGCGCCGGATGAGCGCTGTTCGTGAGTACGGCCCGGACGTGGCGGAGCAGACAATCAAGTATTGGGATGATGTAAGGGATGATCCTGCATATACCGAAGATATCCGACGCGAACGTGAAACCGGCCAAGGCCGCGCAGGTATCGGTAATGCGCCATTCGTTCCTGCCGGCTATGCAGCGATCAATGGAGCTGTGAACCCAATTGGTTCTCGCGGATACGGTGAAACTCTTAGCGCGGTGGCCAACTCCCCCAACCCAACAATCGTTTACAACGTAGGTGGCGGCGAGCGCAGGGCGCCCTCTCTTGCTGATCTAAATGCAGCGGCGTCGCGAGCTGGCTTTAATCCATTTACCTATAGCCAATCCGAGGACACATCAGAGGCCGCGTATTTAGCTAACCCAGCTATGGCAGAGGGTGGTGATGTCGATGGTGACGATATGGCCGCGCACCTGATGGCCTATCATAAGAACGGAGGCCATCAGGGTCCGGGCCGAGTCAAGGGTATTGGCAGTGGCCAAGAGGACAAGATCCCGGCATGGCTCTCTGATGGCGAGTACGTCTGGAGCGCGCAGGATGTTGCCGATCTGGGTGACGGATCGACAGATGAAGGTGTGCGACGCCTTGATAAAATGAGACAGATGGTGCGTAGACGCGCCGGACGTAAAGATGTAAAGAACATAGCTAAACCGCAGCAGGGGATCGATACCATGCTCAAGGCGGTAGGAGGTTCGGTCTAATGGCCCTGAATACAACTCAGACTGAGGTCATACTCCCAGAGTGGTATACTCAGTATGCCAAGGACATTCTTTCTAAGGCGACTGCCGCTACGGCACAGCCTTATACGGCGTATGGCGCGCCTCGGATTGCTGGCTTTTCACCTGAGCAAGAGCAGGCCTTCACTGGCTTTAAGTCTTCAATGGGCAGCTATCAGCCGTATCTTCAGGCGGCATCTCAAGGGCTGCAGCAAGGTACGCAGTCTTTTGCTCAGCCGGGTGTCGCTCGGCAGTACATGAACCCGTACATTCAGAACGTGGTCGCTGGCATTGGCGCTACGGCTGGCCGCAACCTTTATGAAAACATTCTGCCGCAGATCAATCGCACCTTCGTTGGCGGTGGCACGTTTGGCGGCTCACGCAGTGCTGAGTTTACGAACCGCGCTATTCGTGACACGCAAGCGGCCGCGCTTTCTGAGCAGAACAAGGCTATGAGCGGCGCCTTTGAAAACGCGCAGGCCCAGTACAACGCAGAGCAGAACCGCCTGATTACCGCATCCCCATACATGGCGTCGATTGCGGAGCAGCTGCAGAAGCAGCGTAACTTGGATCTGGCTGGCCTCGAGCAGATTGGCTCGCAGCGTCAGCAGCTCGGTCAGCGTTCTGCCGATCTGGCCTATCAGGACTTCCTCGCGCAGCGTGAATATCCGTATGAGCAGGTGCAGCGTTTGGCCGCGATTGGTGGAACGCCAAGCGCGCAGGGTTCTGGCACCACCTCTACAACAGCTCCGAAGCCTTCGACGACTGGTCAGATCCTTGGTGGCCTCACCAGTGCTGTTGGTATTCTTGGCGCAACCGGCGCGTTCGGCAAGAGCGGCTGGCTCGGGCTGAAGGAAGGCGGGAAGGTCGACGAGAAGAAAGCCAAGAAGTCGAAGAACGCTAAGGCAGGTCTTGGCTGGCTGAAGGATTAAGCTGATGGGGCTGAGCGTAAATCAGGCACGCAACTTCTATTTGAAGAACCGGGACCAGTTTCCCGGGATGACGATGACGCAGGCTGTCAATCAGCTTGTGCGTGGCGAACAGGCGCCAACCCCGCCTGTCACGGCCACTCCTGCTGCCACTGCACCCGCTCCTGCCCCTGCGCCTGTAGTTGCTGAACCCACGCCCACTCCGCCTCCGCCTCCTGCTCCCGCACCTGAAGCAGAAGTTGCGCCCAAAGAGCAGCCGTACATGAACCGGTACGAGGCGGCGCTTGCTGCGTTTAAAGCGGCGAACCCAGATGCTGGTACGCCAGCACCTACGGTTAAAGGAAAGCCGGTAGACTTCGCTGAAGTCGCGCGCAGGGCCGCGTTGGAAGGTCAGCTGAGCGAACTAAAGGCGAATGAAGAGGTCGCGCGCACCGCCAAGATAGACCCTGAAACGCAGAAGCTGATTGACGAGCGCCTTGAGCGTTACGGGATTCAGCTCACTGAGGCCGATAAAGAGCGCCAGCAAGCCACGTGGATGGCTGTTGCTCAGGCTGGGATGAAGATGGCGCAGAGCCAATCGCCCTACTTCATGCAAGCCTTGGCCAGCGGTATGGAGGCTGGCCTTGAAGGATATAGTGAAGCCAAAGCAAAAGCCGCTGAGAAGAAGGCGCGCTTGCAGGATGCCAAGGAAGAGCTGGTATTTAAATCTATCGAGCTTCGGAATCAGGCGATTAACGATGCGATTGCTGCGCGTCTGGCTGCCAAGCAGGGCGCCGCTGCGACTCAAGCGCTTCGCAAGGATGCTCTGGCTGGTGTCGTTGCTGAACAAACTGCAGGCGATGTCATCGAGGGTGCGGCGCTTGGCAATCAGCTGACGCGAGCGAACATCGCTAACGTCTATGATACTATCAAAACCCGAGGCGCGCAGCTCGCGATTGCCCGGGATAAAGCTGCTTCTGGTGGTGGCGGTGGCCTGTCGACGAAGACAATCAATGCTCAGGCTGGCGTGATCAAGGCTCAGATCGCAGCCAACAATCAAGAGCTTAACGACATCACGATCTCGCGTGACAGGAAGAACCGCCTGCTCGCCGACAACGCTCGACTGAAGCGAGATCTTTCCGGATTGCAGTCATTGTTGGCTGGAAGTCTTGGCCTTCCCAATAATAATCCGCTAGGGTTGAACCTCTAGATGCGGTAGGAAGGTTTGATACTCGATGGGCACCCTTGCTGATTTCCGTCGCAAATATCCGCAGTACAACAATGTTGGTGACGTTCAGCTTGCTAACGCCCTGCGCGAAAAATATTATGCCGACGTACCGCTTGATCAGTATTATCAGCAGATCGGACTGAAGGCGCCCGCTGCGCCTAAGCCTGCGGCTGACATCAACGATACCAATTTCCTGAAAGATACCGCAGGGTCTGTGATCTCTGGCGTGGGCCAGCTGTTGGGGTTGCCGGCTCAGGTCTACGGCTTAGTCAGCGGCGACTTCAAGACGGTTGTTGGCGACATGGCCAATTCGGTCAGGCAGTATGGCGAGGACTTGAAATCCCCGGGCCTGAAGGCGCGCGAGGAAGCGGCTGAAGCACGCATCGCGCAGGCCGACAAGGAAGGCTTCTTCTCTGGCCTCAAGGCTGGCATCGGCGAATATCTGACCGATCCGCGCCTGTTGGCATCAGGTGTTGCTGAAACAATTCCATCCCTGTTCGGGACCGCTGGGGCTGGCGCACTAGCCTCGGCTGGGGCGAAACGTGTTCTGAGCCGTGAGCTTGCGGAGCAGGCAGCCACGCGCGCAGCTCAGGTTGCAGCAGCAGCGGAGACTGGCGCAGCCGCCCGCATTGGTGCGACAGCCGCTGAGCGTGCCGTCCAGCGCGCCGCTGTAACTGGCGGTGTGGGCTTTGGTGCGGTGCAGCAGGGCGCTGATGTCGGCACCGATGCCTATGTCCGGGCGATGGAAACACCTGATGAGGTGTGGCTGCAGAACCCAGAGTTCACAGGACGTGTGCAGGCTGGCGAAGATCCGACGCAGGTCAAGGAAGATATGGCCCTCAGTGTGGCGCGTCAGAGCGCCATTGCCGGCGGCGGCGTGTCTGCGCTGACGGCTGGGGTGCTGCCGGGTACGTTTGAAAAGGCGGTTCTGGGCAAGTCTCTGGCTGGCTCAGGGCTGCTGTCCCGCGCAGGCAAGAGCTTCTTGGGTGAAGCTGCGCAGGAAGCTGGCGAAGAAGGTGGCGGCCGCTTGGGCGCCAACATCGCCATGCGACAGATCAATCCCGAGCAGGACATCTTGGAAGGCGTCGGCTCGCAGACTGGTATAGCTGCGGTGCTTGGTGGTGTGGCTGGTGCTGGTGGTGCCGCTGCATTCGGTGGCGGGGCCGAGCCTGCAACTCAGCTTCCTCCTGAGGCGCAGCCTCCTGCTCCGATATATAAAGCACCTGTTATCACCGCGCCCCCATCAGAGGGACTGATCTCCGTACTCGGCGAGCCGGGCGCTGACATTACCGTTGATGACGATGGAACTCCCACGCCGTACACCTATGGCGGGATGTCTGATGAGGGCCACGTCATTCTTGTCGACCCAGAGGGTGGCCAATACTTTGTTGACCCAGCCTCACTTGAAGGCGTCGTCAGCCCTGCTCCGGTTTCTGCTCCCCCCGTTGGTGAGACTCCGCCGGTTGGTGAGGCCCCGCCAGTTGGTGAGGCCCCTATTGAATCTCCGCCGGTGGAAACTCCTCCGGTTGCATCTCCTGTTGGAGGCACGCCGTCCCCTACCCCTCTCGGCGTTCCTCCTATTGAGGGTGCGCCGCCTGTTGAGGGTTCCCCTGTTGAGACGCCACCCATCGGCGCTTCTCCAACTCCGGCGCCGGTGGGTGGCACACCTCCTATTGTAGAGCCTGATGTTGGCGCAGCTCCTGTTGCTCCGCCTGTCGGTGAAGCTCCCCCTATTGGCGAAACTCCTCCGGTCGGCGAAGCACCCCCTGTCGCCGAACCCGCGCCTGTACCGCCTACGAATGAGCCGGGCGAAAAGATCCCGCCTGCCGCCGCTGACGATGTGTTCACGGAAGAAGAGGGCATCCTTGCACGCACGCCAACCGCCGAGCTGGCTGCGAACCTCAAGAAGAAGAATGCAATCGGTGCGGCCACATATCTGTCGAACAATGCCAAGTCTGGGTATATCCGCAGTCTGAATAAAAACATCGCAGGTATGATGAAGACCCTGCAGAAGATGGGTCACAAGTTCAGCTTAAACGTAGTCTCGCCGACCACGAAGGTAAGCGATCCTCTACTGGCCGATAGCGTCAAAAGGTTCAAAGCCCGCAAGAGCATCCTCGGTCAGGTGACTGCTTACCCCAGCGCCTTGGGCTGGAACCGTTCGGACATTCTTTTGCGGGATATCAACTATCCCAATGCGAACAGCGGTGCGAACGAGGCGACAGCCACGCACGAGTTCATTCACGCCACGACTGCTGGCCTGATCTATCAGTATCAAACTGGTCGGATCGCCAAGGACAGCCGAGTAGGCAAGGCCATCGGCGATCTGATCAGCCTCCAAAAGGAGGCGAAGAGGTATTTCAATGGGGTCATGAATGGCACCATCGCGGTCCCGCAGCGGACCAAGGAAATCATCTCGAGCCTTCAGAATAGCAATGCGTTCCAGAATGAACACGAGCTTCTGACCTATGGCCTGACTGACTGGCGCATGCAGCATCTGCTGAAGCAGATCGAAGTGAAGAAGGTGAACGGCTTCACGGCATTCGTGCGCGCCATCGGAAAGATGCTTGGCCTCAGCGATAAAGATATCAATGGCCTTCGTAAGCTAATTGAGATCACCGAAGAAGTCCTTCCAGAAAGCCCTGCAAAGCAGCTGCGCAACGCGCGCTTGACCATGTTTGGCGAGACGACGACCACGCTGCCAGCTGAGGAGCAGGCCAAGACGCTTTCTACTGCCGAGGAGCAGGCCACTTCTGAGGAAGAGCCGGGCGTCGCTGTGACTGGCATCGGCGAAGAAGCTGCGCCTGTGACAGAGGAAGACACGCAGGCTGATACCGACGCCAAAGTCGCAGAGATCGCCAGTGGTGACCGCGAGACTGGCGACAAGATCATCGCTGATGCCGCTGAACCTACAAAGAAGGTCAATGAGGCGCGCCTCGACATGCAGTCGGAGGGCCAGTCTGTACCCAAGTTCTCGGCCAAGGCTCTGGCTAAGCAGGGTCAGGTCATGCCCCCGACATCGCCGTCTGTGGACGCGATCAGCAACATCGGCATGCTCGGCTCGCTCACTCCGGCGTCTGCTCTGGCGCGCGTGAACAAGTACTTCCGCGCCATGTTCGATAACATGAACGACAAGCTGGCGTATCGTAACCTGCTGATGGCCCGCCCTGAGAAGCTGTTCGGCGACATCACTCGCATGTCGCAGGAGAGCAAGGACAATATCAATCGGGTCATGGAGTACCTGCGCCTGTCGGCAACGCCGATTAAGGAGAAGCCAGACCAGTTCTCGATCACGACCAAGAAGGTATTCCGTGATGGGAAGTACATGGCTCCTGCGCTCTCCAAACCGGGCGACACGCTGAAGCTGAACAAGGAAGAGACGCAGATCCTTTATCGGATTCGTGATTACCTCGACGAGACTTACACGCTGAACGGCCAGTCGATCTTGCAGGCGATGGGCTACAATGGCCCGTATTCTGCTGACGGCATCAATGCACTGCCCGCCGAAACGGCCAAGGACATCAGCTATCGGGACAGCTTGCTGCGCCTGTACAATGCCATCGAGTCACAGCGCGTCACGTCCTACATTCCGTTCATGCGTAGCGGTGACGTGCGCGTTATCGTCAAGCAGAAGACGACTGACGCTGACGGCAAGGAAAAGACTGAGCTGGCAGCGTTCTATATGCTCGACAGCAATCAGTGGCTGCGCGAGATCGTTGGTCCCACGCTGGGCCGAGCTGTGCCTGACAATGCATTGAACAAGCGTCTGGCCGAGATCAAACAGAAGTATCCCGAGAGCCAAGGGTACACGGTTGTCGATACCCGTCTGGCGGGGAACATCGACGACAAGCTCCAGCTCGAGGATCTCGGCACGCTGGACAAGCTGGTCGCGCTGATGAACGCCAACTCGGGCAAGTCGATCAAGGATTACTTCGACAGCACAATGGCCGGGCTGATCGACACCGGCGAGCTTGACGAATACTCGAAGGCTTATGCCGAGCAGCTGGCCAAGGGCTTTATCTCAGAGTGGCCCGACAAGATCCGTGAAGTCCTGATGAAGCAGATCGCTTCTAACTTCATGAAGCAGTCGCAGAACATCCCGGGCTATGACACGAACCTGATCGACCGGCTGTTCGATTACAACCGTATCGTGGCCTCGACGATCTCGCATCGCCGCTATCATCCTGCGTATTCAAAAGCCAAGGACGAGATGGTCCGTAATCACGCTCCGGGGTCGTCTGCGCTGCGTTACGCCCTGTCGTGGGATCGGAATGCCGACACGCCTGAGCATGTGCTGTGGCGCGGCGCACGGGCCGTTGGCTTCTACAACGCCATGTGGGGCAGCTTCTCCTCGTCGATGGTCAACGCCATGTCCATGTGGACTGTGGTCGCACCGCAGATGTACGTCATGTCGAAGGGCGCTTCGAAGGAGATGTACAAGAACTCCGTCAAGGTGATCGGCGCGATCAGTCTGGACAAGAACATCGGCGCATACATCAACCCCGATAAGATCAAGGGCCTCAGCCCTGATGAGCGGGAAGCCTTGAACTGGGCGTACCAGACTGGAACCGTGCGCGCGCAGATCAACCCTGAGCTGATGGGCATGGATGCTGGCCTGCTCAGAACCAAGGGCGGCAAGATCGGCGAAGCGATGAAGCGTTACTTCGACATTGGCGCCAGCGTGGTGTCGATGACAGAAGAGATGAACAAGGTCGCGGCCTTCATGTCTGCGTACAAGTACGCCAAAGACCCCAAGTCATTGGCAAACTGGAAGAAGGCATTCGCTGATAACGAGCGCGCCAAGGCGATCATGGAGCGCGGCTCAGACCCGCGCGACGTTGCTGCGTTCATGACAGAGACAACCACATTCATTGGCGGTCAGATAGAAAAGGCGCCAATCCTGCGCGGCGTGGGCGGCGTGGCATTCCAGTTCTCGCAATACCCGCTGCAAGTCGCGCACCTGATGTACCAGAACTTCGCCAAGATGGGTCCGCGCGGCAAGCAGGCTGGTCTGTTCACGCTGCTGACCATGTTCTCGGTGTCGGGCTTGCTGTTCGCGATTCCGTTTGGTGATGATGCAATAAATATTTTCGAGTGGTTAACCGAGAAGATCACGGGCAAGAAGCGGGACTTCCGCCTCGAGACGCAGCAGATGCTGGTCGATCTGTTCGGTGGCGGCGAAGAAGCACAGCGCAACGCAGAGGCTCTGCTCTATGGCCCGTTCCGGTCGCTGCTCGGCCTGAACATCGGTGAGCGCATCGGCTTCACGTCAATGCTGCCGGAGCTGAACAACCCGATCACTGCCATCCCTGCGCTGTCAGGGACGCTGGGCAAGTTCGAGGAATACAAGAACCGCAAGCCTGACCAGCCGATTGGTGCGTACACAGCACTACTCTCGCCGGTCATGGGCAAGGGCGTGACGGATGTTATGAAGGGTTTGGTCGTCTTCCCGCAGGAAGGCTATCGCACGCAGTTCGGCAGCAACATTAAGTCGGCTGAGGACATCACCGCTGGTGAACAGTTGGCTCGCACGCTCGGCTTCCAAAGCGCGGACATCGCCCGTCTCGTTCGCGCCAAGCGGGCAGGCGAAGAGATCAACACCGGCACTGCCGGCAAGGAGCGCAACAACACGCGCCGCCTTGGCAAACTGTTGGCTGACGCAGTCCGACTGGAGAGAAGCGGTGATCTGGCTGGCGCCGATAAGCTGCGCGCAGAGTTCGAGAGCGAGATCCAGAACATCACAGATCAGTTCCAGAAGGATATCGAGGACGGCAATCTGGCCAATGGCGTGAAGCCGCCCAGCAATGAGGCGCTGCGTGAGGCCGTGATGTTCGATCTGTATCCTGAGACGCGCATCAAGAGCTATGGTAAGCTCAAGCGCAGCGCGATCCTTGATGCTCGCCGCGATGTTCTACTCAGCGGGGAGGAGGACTTCCCCGATCTTCAGGATGAAGATGATGAGGAAGAGGAAGAGTTTCAGATAGTGGAATAGTGGGGACCGAAGTCCCCACCACCCCCACCATTAAAAGGGTACGTCGTCTGCCAGATCGCGCGGCTGCGGCTGATATGCGTTAGCCTTTGCCGTTGAGTGCGACTGCTGCGCCGCGCTCGGTTGATTGCCATCCTGCTTCGGCTCATACATCGAGATGATGATGCTTTCGCGACCATCGTTTCCGCCGACGCCGGCAGGATTGAACGTGCGGTCAAGCAGGAGATACGGGCCGTTCTGCCCTTCCATCATCACGCCGACATTCTTGAAGCGGCCTTTGGTCTGGCCCTGATTGTCGGTGTATTCGCCAACCTTGACGACGAGATCATACTTCTTAGCCATATGCTTTAACCTTTCAGGATTGCGATGAGCTTGCCCAGATCGCGGGCATTCATCAGTTCGGCTTCATCAAGCATGGAGAGGTGTAGCTTTCTCCATGTAGATTTGTTGGTGGGCGACATGTCCTTGATCTGGTTGATGGCATTGGCCACCCATCCGTCCCAGTCCTCGTCGCCATCTGCGTCATGACCCACCTCGAGTACGGAGATCTCGATGGCTGGCTCAGGCTCAGGCTCAGGCTCGGCCTTCACTACCTTCTGCGCGATGCGGTCCATCTGGCTGGTAGCAGGAGGTGCGACCACCTCTTCGTAGATCTCGCCTGTTTCCGCGTCATGCTCGACGTTTTGCGCAGTGACATCGATCACCTCGCCGTTCTTGATGTCGACCTCGTGACCAACCTCGAGCAGGTTATCCAGAGCGACGGCATTGGCGAAGGCCTCAGTCGCGCGCGGCATGTACTTTGATGCGCGACGCACCACAGTCTTGCGCCACATCTCTTCCTGATCCGTAGCCCAAGGCCCGACAATGCGACCATCCTTGGTCTTGGATGATGAGCGGTCGCGGATGGAAAGGATCTGATCCCGATCCATGACCTCGAACTGCTTGGCGCCATCCTTCAGCGTCCAGATGCAGTATGCGCCGACCATCTCGCCGCGATTGCCCAGCTTGATGCGATGCTCAAGGCGCGGCTCGTCACCCTTCTGAATGAGGAACTCATCGTTCTCGCGCACGATCTCAGCCTCGATCTTCACGACATCACCCGACTGACGAGCCAGCTTCATCAGGCCCATGTAGCGCGGCCGGAACTGAGCATCGTACTTCTTCGAACGATTGTTCCACACCTTGAGGATGTCGCCTTCGCCCAGCGTGGGGTTCAGCGACAGGCCAAGCTCGGCTGCTTGGATGCAGGACTTGAGCAGAGAACCGCGATCACATTCCAGTAGCTCAGGGTTGCTGCCAACGGCAGCGATGACGATGGCTTGGAACTTATCGAAGTTAATGTTCTTCGGCAGCAGGGACACCATCATGTCCTTGCGCAGCGTCAGCTCCTGCTTGAACCGATCAATCGGCCTGAC